ATATTACAATTAAATATGAATACAAAGGAGACGAAGTTGAATATAATCCAAGCTGGGCAAGTGGCTGTGGACGAACTTATTAAAGTTGCTAAAGAACCTATTGTAGACTCAGAAGATGATATAAGTGCTGACAGATTAAAAAATGCTGCAGCTACAAAAAAGCTAGCTATATTCGATGCTTTTGAAATACTTAAACGTATACAAGAGGAAAAAGATATGTTAGAAGATAAACCTAAAAAAGAAAGTAAAGAAAAAACTTTTAAAGGTTTCGCTGAAAGGAGGTCTAAATAATGTATCAGCAAAGTTTAATAAAAGTACTTAACAACTATATTAAACCTAAAATTTTAGCTAAAAATAATAGGTATAAAAAATGGAAGTACGGTTACGACGAAGATCATGACTTTGTAGTTATAAGTAAAACAGGTGAAATAGGTGAAGTATATGAAATACAAAATTTAAAAATAGCCTTGCCTAAATCAAAAAATGTTTATAAATTTAAAGATAATAAATGGACTAAATTTGATTATCCTGATGAATTAAAAAAAATTAAAACTGTTTACGATTTTAAACAGTATCCACAAAATTTTAAAGAAAAATGGTATGATTACATCGATAATGAATTTACCCGTAGGGAAGAAGGTTTTTGGTTTTATAACAAAGACGTTCCTACTTACATTAGTGGTACTCATTACATGTACTTGCAGTGGTCTAAGATTGA